GACTCGTACTCGGCAAACCCGCAGTTCTACTTTGCAACGCTTGCAGAGCAGTTCACTACGGTGAACGGGCAAAGCACTTACACTATCGGAAACGATCCCGATACGACCCCTGCGGCGGATTTTGTCACCAATCGCCCCATCCGTATCGTTGGCGCGTTTGTTCGCATCAGCAACATCGACACGCCGCTTGCGCTCATCACCGAGCAGTATTGGACCAACATCACCAACAAGGCGCTGGCGGGTACGCCGCAGAAACTGCTGTACCGGCCCGACGCTCCGTATGGTCGTGTTTTGCTGTATCCCACACCTAACGCCGCGGTGTCTTTGTTCATCAAGGCGGAGAAGATGATCGGGCGGTATGCCACGCTGACCACTACGCAGTACCTGCCGCCTGGCTATCAGCGTCTTCTGGAACTGTCGCTTGCGATGGATTTGGCCCCCGAGTATGGCTCGCGGGTCGCGCCGGAAACGGTGTCTAATCTCAAGCAGGATTTGGACAGCCTCATCCGCACGAACATCCAGAAGTTGCCGAACAGCAAGATTGGGAATGTGCCCAACAGCAACATCTACAACGACGTGGGGTCGGTTCCTCAACAGAACATGGGGTAAGCCATGACCACCGTTCGTGAGTTGCTGAACGGCGCGCACAGGTTGCTTGGTCTGACCTCTTCGGGCAACGTGTTGCCGGAGGCGGTCTACCAAGACAACCTGCCTGCGCTCAATCAGATGCTGGACAGCTGGACTACGGAACGGCTGTCCGTGTTCTGCACGCAAGACCAAGTGTTCACTTGGGAGCCGAACAACCGCGTCCGCACCCTTGGCCCCACGGGCGATTTCTTGTACCCGCTCGCTACGCAGGGCGGCGATCCGTTGACCACGGAAAATGATGACCTGATTGTGCCTAGCGGGTACGAAACGCAGCGCCCAGTCTTGCTTGAGGACTCGACCTATTTCCGCGACCCATCTACCAACGTGTCGTATGGCATCAAGTTCATCAACCAGTTGCAGTACAACAACATCGCGGTCAAGACGGTCACCAGCACGTTTCCGCAGGTCATGTGGGTGAACATGACCCTGCCCAACATCACGCTGTCGGTATACCCGGTGCCGACGCGGACATTGGAGTTCCATTTCGTATCGGTAGCGCCTCTGACTTCGGCTACGGGGCTTGAGACGGCGCTGCTGTTCCCGCCAGGGTATCTGCGGGCGTTTCGTTACAACTTGGCGTTGGAACTGGCCCCCGAGTTCAACACCGAACCGGCCTCCGATGTGCGCCGGATTGCGATGGTAAGCAAGCGCAACCTCAAGCGTATCAACAACCCGGATGACGTGATGTCAATGCCGTACAGCCTCATGGCGCGGCGCAACCGCTTCAACATCTTCGCCGGGAACTACTGATGAAGACGCCGATCCTCGGCAGCAGCTACGTCCTGCGTAGCCCCAATGCTGCCGACAATCGGATGGTCAACCTGTACCCCGAGGCCATCCCCGAGGGCGGCAAGGAACCTGCCTACTTGCAGCGATGCCCGGGGTTGCGCCTTGTCTCTACCGTAGGCACTGGCCCCATCCGCGGGCTGTGGGCGCATGGGACGGATGTGTATGTCGCTTCGGGAGAAGAGTTCTACAAGCTCTCTGCGGGGCTGACGGCAACCAAGTTGGGCGACATCACGGGCTACGGCCCTGTATCGATGGCCGATAACGGCACGCAGATTTTCATCGCCTGCAACCCGGATGGGTTCATCTACAACATGAACACTGCCGCGTTTGCAAAAATCACCGACCCCGATTTCCCCGGGGCGGTGAATGTCGGCTACTTGGACGGTTACTTCGTGTTCAACGAGCCGAATAGCCAAAAAGTGTGGGTAACGAGCTTGTTTGACGGCCTTTCCATCGATCCGCTGGACTTTGCCAGCGCCGAGGGGTCGCCTGACGGTCTGGTGTCGCTGATGGTAGATCACCGCGAGGTGTGGCTTTTCGGAACCAACTCGGTTGAGGTCTGGTACAACTCGGGCGACCTAGATTTTCCGCTGTCACGCATCCAAGGTGCGTACAACGAGATCGGCTGCATCGCCCCTTACTCCGTGGCGAAGCTTGACAACAGCGTCTTCTGGCTAGGGGCAGACGCCCGCGGTCAGGGCATCGTCTATCGGGCGCAAGGTTACCAGGGTGTGCGGGTATCCACCCATGCGGTGGAGTTCGCCATCCAAGGCTACGCCGATATGTCCGACGCTGTGGCCTACACCTATCAGCAGGACGGCCATGCGTTCTATGTCCTCATTTTCCCAAGTGCCGAAACCACTTGGGTCTACGATGCGGCGACGGGCGCGTGGCATGAGCGGGCGGCGTTGGTGACCGGGCGGTTCCGTCGTCATCGCGGCAACTGCCAAGCGCGGTTCAACGGCGATCCGTTGGTAGGCGACTTTGAAAACGGCAAGTTGTACGCGTTTGACTTGACGGTGTACGCCGACGACGGCGTGCCGCAAAAGTGGCTGCGGTCGTGGCGTGCGCTTGGCCCCAGTCAGAATGACCTCAAGCGCACCCTGCACCGCCGCCTGCAACTGGACTGTCAGGTGGGTGTGGGGCTTTCGGTCGGGCAGGGCAGCAATCCTCAAGTGATGCTGCGATGGTCGGACGACGGAGGCCACACTTGGAGTTACGAGAACTGGCGTCCTCTCGGTGCAATCGGCCGCACCGAAACCCGCGTCATCTGGAATCGCTTGGGCGCTACGCTCAAGTCCCGCGACCGCGTGTACGAGGCGTCGGCTACCGATCCGGTGATTACGGCCATCATGGGCGCAGAGCTGATGATAGAGCCGACCAATGCCTAACATCACCACCATACCGGCCCCTCGCGTACCGTTCATCGACGAGCGGACGGGCCTTATCTCCCGTGAGTGGTTCCGGTATCTGAACAACCTGTTCCGGCTGACGGGCAGCGGCACAACGGATGCGAGCCTTGCCGACCTTGAAATCACGCCGACGAACGGCGCGGCGGATGCTGAACTGCCGGTGCTTCAAGCCGACATCCAAGGGCTTGCGATAGCGCCGGTCGCCCCGCCCCCGCTGAATCAGTTGGTCTACGGCGCGTTTCACGATATGACCCGTCAAACGCAGTCAGGCACCAATGTAGCCAAAGCCATCACTTTTGACACCACAACTGCGGCTTACGGATCGTACCGCGGGTCGCCTACTTCGCGGATATATGTCACAGAGCCGGGGCTGTATAACTTCCAGTTTTCGGCGCAGGTAGACAAGACCGCTGGCGGCAAGGCTACGATTTACTTCTGGCCGAAAGTTGACAATACGGATGTCCCGCAGTCCATGTCCCATTTCCGAGTGCAGGGCAACGACGACGAAATCATCCCCGCATGGAACTTTGTGCTTCCGATGAAAGCTGACGGCTATTTTGAGTTGATGTGGGCGGTGTCGGATGCAAGTGTTATTCTTGAGACATTCGCTGCGACGGCTTTCGGCCCCGCCGCGCCGTCTGTAATCCTTACTGTTACGAAGGTGAGCATATGAGCGTGTTCCTCTCCCCGCTGGCAGGGTCCGGCGCGCAGTTTTTCACCAACGCGGGCACGCCGCTCGCGGGGGGCAAGATTTGGACTTATGCGGCAGGCACGACGACGCCGACCGCCACCTACACGTCGGAAGCGGGTACCACGCCTAACGCCAATCCAATCATCTTGGACGCGAACGGTCGGGTGCCTAATCAGATTTGGCTGACCGAAGGTGTCAACTACAAGTTTGTGCTGATGACCAGCACTAATGTCACGCTAGGGACATTCGACGATTTGGCGGGCATCAACGACATCAGCATCACCGGAGTGGCATGGGCTGATGTTACCGGCACGCCGACCACGCTTGCGGGGTATGGCATCACCAACGCCATCACGGCGGCGACGGCGGCGGCGACCTACGCCCCCATCGCCAGCCCGACCTTTACCGGCACCGCGCAGATCCCTGACAACGCGCCGACCAACACCAACTATCCGGTTGGCTATCGGGACGCGCCGCAGGTCAGCAAGACCGCCAACTACACCCTCATCCTTTCGGACGCAAGCAAGTCGGTGCTGATGAACGGCACCAGCCTGACGCTTTCGATTCCGGCTAACGGCACGGTGGCGTTCCCTGTCGGCACCGTGATTCTGGTCGTCAACACCAACACTACTTCTCTGTCGGTGGCTATCACTACCGACACGCTGACCCTTGCTAACACCACCACGACGGGTACCCGCACCGTGGCGCGCAACGGCATGGCTGTGCTGCACAAAATCAGCAGCACGGCGTGGCTCATCGGCGGGCCGGGAGTGAGCTGATGGCGCATATCGCTCTGGTATTGCTCGGTGCAGGCGGCGGCGGGGGTGTCGGGTCGCAGTGCTTTGCTGCGGGCACTACAGGCACCGTCACTGCGCCTACGGGCGCTACCGGCTGCACGGTCGAGATGTGGGGCGGCGGCGGCGGCGGCGGTGCCGCGCCGGGCTATGGTGGCGGCGGCGCGGCGCATCTGAAACGGTCGTTCTCGGTTACGGGCGGCTCCACGCAAATCGCATACACTGTAGGGGCTAAAGGCACGGGGGCATTAGCGCCAGGTGCAGGGGTGCAAGGCGGCAGCTCATCAATCCTTGTGCCCCCTAGCGGCCCGCCAGACATTTCGCTTGTGGCGGGTGGTGGTGGCGCGGGGGACTCAACTTTGCCAGGAACCGCGGGGACAATTACGGCTAGCGGCGGTATCCCGTTTGCCGCAGGCTCCGCACCCACGAATGGGAGCCTTGGGGCGGGCGGCGATGCGGGCGACACTGCGGGCGGGGGTGGCCTTGGCGGAACGCCCGGCGAAACGCCCGGAGGCGGCGGTAACGGCGAAGTAGATTTTGGTTGGGATGGCGGCGACGGTAGCGTGTGTTTTTACTGGACATACCCGACGAACGTGGTGCTGTCTAATCAGTCTGCCGTCAACTTCTCCCTTGCAGGAGTTGGTGGATCGGCAACGGCTACATACCGGCTAGACAACGCAGGGCAGGCATCCCGCACCAATACTTCGGGCACGCTCGTCAACATCACCGGGCAGTGGCTAACCAGCGGCACCGCAGCGGATTACGAAGTTTATGCACAATGGTCCCCCTCGGGCGGCGGTCCGGGCGGCGTGCTTGGTGGAGGTACCACGGGCGGCGCTACCCCCGACACTTGGCTTAGTCTCGGCACAACCCGCAGCTTTACGCTTACTGGCGTCAGCGCCAATGTAGAGCGCGAGTTGTATATCCAGATTCGGAACGCGACCACGCAGGAAATCGTCAATTTTTGTACGGTAACTGTCGAGGTCGATTCAGCTCCTTGAGGTACTTATGGCTGTTGCTGCTCGTGTTTTGATCTCCCCCCGCACGGCGTTGGCTACGCAGACGACGCAGTACATCGCGTCTGGCGTGTCTGCCATCATCGACAAGTTCACGGCTACCAACTACAGCTCGTCAGCCGCTACGCTGTCGGTCAACCTCGTCACGCTGAACGATACGCCCGGCAACCAGAATCTTATCGTCAAGACCAAGACGCTGTTGCCGAGCGAAACGTACTCGTTCCCGGAACTCGTCGGCCATGTGCTTGCGCCTGGCGGCTACATCTCCACCATCGCCGGTACGGCGTCGGCCATCAACATCCGCGCTTCGGGTCGGGAGGTATCGTGACGCCTGAGAAGTCGCTGACCGTCAATCTGACGCAGGCGCTGGAGCTTCCTGCCCCCGCCGCAGCGTGGTTGCTAGATGTCTGGCACATGATTCAGATGTTTGACGACGTGGCGGACGGCGATGCCGTCTCTCGACCCGACCTCAACCAAGCCGTATGGAAATGTTTTGTAGGGATGCCCTCCAATCCGTTCTACGCGGCCCATGCCGACCAGTTGCACCCCGCCCTTGGCACGGCCATCCTCAAGTGGCAGGCGGCTGACGAGGCCGAGCGCGACGGGCGGGCGGACGAGCGGTCGTTCGTCTGGCGGGCGGCATATTATGACCTCGTGCTACTTGTTGTTTTGCTCGTACACGGCTACCCTCGCGCTATAGAAATGGCGGGGGATGTCATGGCGCTGTACGGCGAGAATTTCGCGGATTACCGCAAGGAGTTTCCCCATGCCTGATCCAGTATCCGCAGTTGTTGGGTCTACCGTTGTTGGCGGTGTGGTGCAGGCCCGCGGCGCAAAGCGTGCGGCGCGTGTGCAGCAGCAGTCGGCTGATAGAGCCACCGATTTGCAGCGTGAGATTTTTGAGCGCCAGACGCAGCTTGCCGAACCGTTCCGTCAGGCCGGTATCACCAGCCAGAACGAGATGCTGCGGATGCTCGGCCTTTCGGGCGACCCGGCATCGGAAGGTTACGGCAGTATCGGCAAGCCGTTCACCATGACCGACATGGAGATGGACCCCGGCTACGGCTTCCGCTTGAACGAGGGGCTGAAGGCGCTTGACCGCACCGCCGCCGCGCGCGGGGGTCTGATGTCGGGCGCTGCGCTCAAGGCCGCGGGTCGATACGGTCAGGAGATGGCGTCGGGCGAGTACATGAACGCCTTCAACCGATCCCGCGCGCTGATGGGCGAACGCCTCAGCACCCTTGGCAGTCTCTACGGCGCGGGGCAGTCGGCCACGCAGCAGGTCGCCAACCAGGCGGGGCAGTACGGCGTCAACGCAGGCAATCTGATGATGGCGTCGGGGCAGGCTCGCGCCTCCGGCTATCTCGGTCAGGCCAACGCCATCACCAACACCTTGGGGCAGTTGTCTGGGTCGTTTGGCATGTTTGGCGGTGGTGGCGGTGGCGGCGGCGGGCCTTACGGCGGCTCTTCCGTGCCGTGGGTCAGCCGGTATACGCCGGGGGGTGGTTGACCATGCCCGTCATCGGCGCGACTCAACTGGAACCCGTCAACTACCTCGGCCAGTACCTCGGCGGTGTGGAAGCGGCGCGGGGGATGCGCCGCGCGCGGATGGAAGAGGAAGCCTACGTGCAAGCGCAGGAGGAAAAGCGCGCCGCCGCAGAGCGCGACGCGCAGCTCCGCAACTTCCTCTCAACTGCCGACCTTTCGTCGGCGGAAACGCAGAACGCCCTGATGCGTATGCCTGGCGGTGCTGCCATCCTCAAGCAGTTTGGCGAAGCCCGTGAGAGCTTGGGCAAGGGCGTCAAGGCCGAGACTGAAGGGCTTGCCGGTCGTATGCAGTATTTCCGGCAGAACATCCCGTTCAACCCTGCGGGCGCGGCCAACTGGCTGCAAAACGCCTACTCCGATCCGATGGTCGGCCCTGAGCTGGCCAAGATGGGTACGCTCGAAGAGGCGATTGCGGGCATACCGCAAGAGCCTGCTGCGTACTTGGCGTGGATGGAAGGCGTGTCGAATCTGGCCGACAAGTATGTTGAGCGCCGCGTGCCGGATGCCGAGTCCATGCTGCCGTATGAGCGCATGACAAGAGCCGAGCAGGCTCGCGTTGGCCTAGAAGGGCAGCGCGTTGGGCTTGAACGTCAGCGCGTGGGGCTTGAAGGTCGTCGTGTTGCGTTGGCTGAACAACGTGTAGCGCAGGGCGCTAACGCCGCGGCGGGGACGCCCGCCGCTATTGACCCGAAGACCAAGCAGAAGCGCGATGCGGCGTTTCCGAAAGTGCAGCAGGCGTTTAAGTCTGCAACGCACGATATCGGCACGCTTATCCGTGACCTTGAGGAATTGCGTAGCCACCCCGGCTTAGCCTCCATTACAGGCGGCATTGAGGGCAGGCTTCCTAGTGTCCGCGAAAGTTCTACCGGCGCGCAGGCTCTGCTGGATCGGGTTTTGTCTAAGGGTCAGCTGCGCAGCCTTACACAACTGCGCGAAAACTCGCCTACTGGCGGCGCGCTCGGCAACGTGTCCAACCAAGATTTGCAAGTTCTTCGAGACGCTTTCGCTGCGTTCAATCAGTCTCAAGGGGCTGAAGATTTTAAACGCCGCATTGACCAGACCATAAACGATTTGCGGTTTACCGATCAGAATCTTCGCACGGCGTTTGAAGAGGAATACTCGTACCGGAACGCTCCTGCGGCGGGCGCTTCGCAATCCGTCTTTGACGAAGCCGACCGTATTCTGCGAGGCGAGTGACGATGGCCACTGCCAAGGAATACGCTTCTTGGATTGTCCAGAACAAGGACAAGAAAGGCACGCCCGAATTTGAAAAGGTCGTGGCGGCGTACACGCTTGCGCGCAAGGAAGAAGACACCGCTGCTTTTGCGACCGACCTTGCGAAGCAGTCGCCGTTGGAACGCGCAGGCGTAGGTATGGGCGCGGGCGGCGGGCTTGGTGAAGCCCGGGCCATGACGGCAGGGTTGACGCCGGAGCAGAAAGAGGAGGCGTTGCGGTTTGGCGCGGCGACAGCGTTGTCTGCTTTCCCCGGCAGTCTTGCCGCGCGCGGGCTAACCTTTGTAGCCTCCAAAGCCCCCGCGCTTGCGCCGTATATCGCTCCACTTGCCACATCCTTACAAACGGGCGGTTTTACTACGGGCCGCACGGGCGTAACGGGCGCGCAGAAGGTTGTTGACCTTGCCACGCGCGGCGTCGGCGGCGCGGTGCCTGGGGCTACGGGCGCTGCCATTATGAACCCCGAAGATGCAGGGTCAGGTGCCTTGATGGGCGCGGGCATCAGCATGTTTGCACCGCCCGTCATCGGGTGGGCATACGACCGCGCTACTCGACGCGGGGGCGACGTCCGTGCAGGGGGTCTTCTGCGCACCGCCGCAGGCGATCAGGTCAACGCACTGCGTCAGTTGATGCAGGCGTTTCCTGACGAACTGCCGAGCCGGTTGCTTGCTAGCACCGACCTGCCCGCGCTTCGCCCGCTCCAAGCCATTCTGAAACGCGCAGAGGCCAGCGACCCGGCGCAGGTTGTCAATGCGTTCCGTCAGCGCGAAGGCCAAGATTTGACTGACGAGCTTAATCGACTGGCTGGAGGCGCGACCGCCACGGAAACCCGCGCCGCAAGGGATCGCGCACAGGCGGCGTTGCGCGATGTCGCCGCCCCGCAGCGCGAAGAGGCATTGGGCGCGGCCCGTCGCACGGGCGAAGTTATGCCGCGCCTTGAGCAGATTGCTGGAGAGGCAGGCGCGAAGGCAACGGCGGCGACGGATGAGGTACGCCGATTCAGCGACCTTGTGAACCGTGCGGATGATTGGGCGCGTAGTTGGGTTGCGCAGCGCGGCGTTGGCGAAGCGGGCGTTCGGCTTCCGGGTCGCGTAGAGGCCACGGCTACTTTCCCCGGTCAGTTGGCGGCGAGCGGTCGGCAGACTTCGGTGGGCGGACCGTTTGAACGGCAGGTCGTTGATGAGGGCGGCGCGGTAGCGCGGCGTATCGCCGGCGCGGCCGAGACTTCCGTGCGTGAGGGTGCGAGAGCGCGCACCGCGCAGGCCACTCTCCAGAGTATGAAGGACCGCGGGCTAGAGCCGTTGGACGCCGATGCGCTTATCGCACGGCTCCAGGTCAAATTGCGTGACCCGCAGGTCGGCACCAACGCCGACGCCAAAGCCGGTATTGAAACCGTTGTTGAAATGCTCAACGACTGGAAGAACACCCAAGGGGTCATTGACCCCGCAGCGTTGGAGGCTATCCGCAAGAACGGCGTAAGCGCGGGTATCGCCAAGTTGCGCCCCGGCGTTGATTCCAAGTCGCAGAAGAATTTTGCGGCGGCGGCGCTGTCCGAAGTCACTCCGCTGATAGACGAAGCCATCGTGGCGGCGGGCGG